CAAAGCAAAAGATGCACAACAACAGTCGGTGCTCGCAAATGAGTATCAACAGTTGCAACAGCACCTAGACAAGACATCAGACAAATACGATGACTTTGATGATGTTGTGCGAAGTAACACTGCTCCCTTTACGCCAACTATCCGTGATACTTCTCTACTGTTGCCAAAAGATGGGCCAGGCAGCGCAGGAGAGGTCCTCTACAAACTCGGCAAAAACCCTGACGAACTACACCGTATATCGCAACTCTACCCACATCAACAAGCCGCAGAAGTGATCAAACTGAGCCAAGCTTTGTCGAGAGGTAGTGCAAATGGTAACGCACAAAGTCCTCGTCCTTTAGGGACGGTCAAAGCAAACCCAGTCGTGAACTCTGTTGGCGTAACGGAAAAAACGCCCCCGTCTCAAATACGGGCACTGATGAAAGCGGGAAAGTTTAAATAATTTCCTGGCTTTTAATGGGTTTAGCTAAGTAAAGGACTACACAAATGCCTAATCAATTTATCACCACGCAGTTGGTGTCGAATACTGCATTAGCAATGTTTGCTAATAATTCACCGTTTGTTATGACTGGCTTAAATTAATGGGCCCCTTGTACAGAAATGTACTATGGATAATTGGGTGGATTCAGGGAACCTCTCGAGAGAGACAATCCTGATCCGAGCCTCGAAAGAGGAAGGAGCAACGACCAGAACGAAAGTTCGTAGGCTTAAGTAAGCCGAAGCACCCAACAACCGAAAGGTTGAAGATATGGTCTGATCTATCGAGTGATCGATAGCTGCGAAAGCGGGTTGAAAGTAACGAATTCAACTGAACATAAATGCAAGAATTTATCAAGATGATTTCCAGAATTCCGGATACAAGATCGGTGATACCTTACAAGTACGTAGACAAAACAACTTTATTGTTGGCGATGGTTCGACCGCAGTACCTCAAGACATCATTGAAACTGTGGAAAACATCACAATTGCCCACCAATACCATGCGTTGATCGCCTATACCGTCCAAGACCTGACGTTACGTATTGAAGACTTCTCACGGATGTTTATCCAGCCCGCTATACAAAACATCATAACGCAGATGGAAAGAGACATATGCGCAGACGCTGAGCAATCTCTTTATTTCTTTCAGGGTTCGGCCGGAAGCCCCGTGAACTCATTCGCGACCGTAGATCTCGCGGGAGCAAAGCTCTTAGAAATGGGAGTGAATATCGCCTCGGACGCATACCTTGCAATGAGCGTCCGTGACGGTTCATCATTAAAAGCGGCATTGCTAAACAACTTTACGCCAGTATTTAATGAAGAAATCGTAAGGCAATCAGCAATCGGCCACTTGTCTTATTTTGATATCTTCCAATCTCAGAACATCGTACGCCACCAAGCAGGTGTTGGCCCTACTAGCTTCCCGGGCGATACCTTGACCGTAAACGGTGCAGTAGCATCAGGGAACACCATTATACTTGCAGGTGCGACCGCAGCACAGGTCAACTACTTTCTTCCTGGAGACCTGATAAGCATCGCTGGCGTCCATAGCGTAAACCCATTGTCTCGCCAATCGACGGGGCAGAACATGCAATTTGTGATCACGGCCGCTGCAAACTCAAGCGGTGGTGGTGCGGTCACAATTACTGTTTCTCCTACCATCATTAGTTCGACCTCAAGCCCATTGCAAAACGTGGACGTCCCCGTCCCAAGTGGTGCAGCGGTCACTGTTGTACCGTCTTATAACGTTAATGTGGCCTATCCTGCGCGTGCATTAGACATCGTCTGTCCGCCCCTCTATAAGTTGCAGGTCCCATACGCAAGCGTTGCCGTTGATCCTGAAACTGGACTGTCGCTTGCTGTGACACAGACTGGCGACATTTTGGGATATCAAAACTTGATGCGTATAGACATCCTGACGGGCTTTAAATGGCACCCGCAATATGCCGTGAAACTGTTGAGCTAAGGAGAGCAAACATGAAAGACAGATACGATGGTGCGCCAGGAAAAGAGGCCGCGATCATGAACACGCGACAAGCACGTTATGAATCGCAACACTCTGCTAAAAACGCCTTTGTAAAGAAAGAACAAGCGTCATTGGACAAGTACGCTGGAAAACGGCCAAACATGCCAGACGACCTAATGCACTTTAACGCCCAAATGCAAAACACGGGCGACTGGGCGCAAGAGTTTGGCAAGAAGTTGACGGCCGGCATTGATAGCGTTGCGTTTCCGGTAGACGGCCAGGGCGACGATTCCTAATCGAAATTTCGATGTAGGAGGGCAGGATGCCACAAGTTGTACGGACGACCAATGACGTCATCGTCAACGCATTATACTTGATTGGAGAACTGGGGGTCGGTGAGACCCCAGATTCCTTCATGTTGACGACAGGTCTTGAGTTGATAAATGAACTGTTAGACAAGTTTTCGTCTGACAGCATTTATATTCCATTTCTTACGACCATTGATTTTACGATGGTCGTAGGACAAGACACATATTCTATTTCTGACATTGTCCCCGCAAACATTGACCAAGACCGCGTTGTTGACCTTTCTTTTGCTAACTATTTTGTTCCTGCAAACGGTTCTCCGGGTGGGGGCGTCCCCATTAGTTTTCCGTTTACGGCAAGTACCGTTACTAATTTATTGACACTTTCATCGACGGCAGACTTTCCGACCAATACGCCAGTCACCCTGTCTACGTCTTCGTCCTTGCCTCAGCCGTTGATAGTAGGGACGACCTACTGGACGATAAACGTAAGCCCTACACAAATTTATTTGGCATCTACTTCACAAAACTCACTGCTCGGGAACTTTATTGATCTCATAACGCCAGGACTTGGAACAAACATTATTACGACATTTGATTTTCCAATACAACCAGTCAATGCGTCTTTGGTCTATCCCTTGCGAATCATCAACAAGGCGACCTACTGGAACGTGGTAAGGCAAACAAATTTATTAGCACGGCCTGGTTTTATTTTCTTAGACAAGCAAGCACAACAGTCTTTTATCACACTTTATCCTGTGCCAGACCAGCCATACGCTTGCAAGATACAAGTAAAGTGCATGATCAATGAACTGACCAACATGGAGACCCTCGGAGAGCTTCCGCCCAATTATTATGGGTTTTTAAAGTATGCGCTCGCGAGAAAATTCATGGCCTATTATCCGTCTGGAAATTGGCCTGATGCCAACGAGGCAGAATATGAAGACTATTACAACACCTTTAAGAACTGTAATGAAACTGACCTTACCATACGTCCTTCTGTGACCCTTACCGCCCCCGAGCCGTTCTATTGGCCAAATATATTGAGTTATTAATATGCCTATACAAGACTTTGAGCTAGTAGGCAGCTTTAATAACCAACGGTTCCCAAACATTGATGCTGAACGCACAATAAACATGTTTGAATATATTGATCCTAATGGAAAAAAACCTAGATCATTAATATCTACCTCTGGATTGCAAGACACATCGCTTATTTTTGGGACGACCACGGGAGGTTTCAGGGCTGAATTTGTATTAAATAATTTTGAATATTTTGTCATCGGCCAGGACGTTTGGCGAAGGGACATAAATAATAACCTAACAAAATTAAATTCTTCTCCTTTGCCTACTTCAACGGGCTATGTGGGAGTTGATGCAAACAATAATGCGACAGGACCACAAATACTTTTTGTTGATGGCCAAGTCGGTTTTGTATGGGACACAGGAAACAATACGTTTACACCAAACTTGCGGCTGATAGACCCAAATTTCCCGTTGGCTCCCATAGACGTTTGTTTTATTGATGGTTTTTTTCTGGTCGCAAATGGCGGTACAAACCAGTTCCAATTGTCTGGGTTTAATGACGTCTATAGCTGGGGGCTTGTTACAAACACGTTTACAGCAGACAGTACGACAGATGGACTTACCGTGGCGACCCAATATTCATTGGGTCAACAATTTGAGGTTTCTACGACAGGTACGCTTCCAAACCCATTGGTCGCAGGGACTGTGTATTTTGCAATACCGGTCGATGCGACCCATATACGC